AAACTTACCGTCGTCACCGAGCCATCTGTTCGAGCCAAACACCGACATATCCAGAGTACTTTTGTTAATGACTGACATCCTTACGTATGATTCACAGGCATCGCGAAGCTCATCCAGTTTTTTATCCGTAAGTTCCTTGGCTTCTTTTTGCTTCTTTTCTTGCTCAGTTGGTTTATTAACCAACGCAGCGACAATAATCACAACAACAAGAAGAAGTAACATACCTATTGTCTTTAAGGTTTTTCTTAGCATCTTTTTAAGCATTATCATATCCTTTGCGGTGTGTTGTATAGGTCGCAGCAGCCTTACAAAAAACAAATTGGCGACTATACCCAAATAAGTATGCCAGCACTCTTAAATGAGTTAGCAAGCAGCCCTATAAAACATCAACCCAAAACCCTTTTTCAACCTTGCGAATAATAATTCCGCAATCCTTCGCCATAGCATCAAGAACATCAGAAATTAACTCCATTTCTCTGACTGACTCCCACTTTCCGTAGTTATCAAAAATTTTCAGACAGACTTCATTTAGGCTTTCAATATATGGATGCAACCAGATGATTTCATTTCTTTTAGCGCTTCATTATTAGCATAATTAATCCCTTTGGCCTCACAATCCCCCAAGAAATAGGCTGCAAATTTTAGCGACGTTGAAATTAA